AAAATCAGAAGGAGTTAAAGTAGAGTATGTAGATCCTGTTAATTTAGTTTGGTCTTATACTGAATCACCTAATTTTGACGACTTATATTATGTAGGAGAAGTAAAGAGTGTACATATTAATGAAGTTAAAAAAGAATTTCCTAATTTAACAGACGAAGAATTAAAACAAATATCTAGCCAATCATATAGTGGTAATGGTTTTTATAATCAAACATCCAGGAATACAGATGAGCAAGATTCTAATACGGTACAGTTATTGTATTTTAACTATGTTACTTACACTAACGAAGTTTATAAAGTAAAAGATACAGCAACAGGTGCATCAAAGTTAATTCCAAAAGATGATGAATTTAATCCTCCTCAAGAATTATATGATGAGTACGGTATCGAAAAATTATCAAGATCTTTACAGGTATTATATGAAGGAGTAAAAGTTTTAGGTGGACAAATGCTTAAGTGGGAATTAGCTTCTAATATGATTAGACCTAAGAGTGATCTTACTAAAGTTAAATTAAATTATAGTATTGTTGCTCCTAGAATGTATAAAGGAAGAATAGAATCAATTGTAAGTAGAATTACAGGTTTTGGTGATATGATCCAGCTAACACACCTTAAGTTACAACAAGTATTATCTAGAATGGTCCCTGACGGTGTTTATTTAGATGCTGATGGTTTAGCTGAAGTAGATTTAGGTAATGGTACAAATTACAATCCACAAGAAGCATTAAATATGTTTTTTCAAACAGGTTCTGTAATTGGTAGATCATTTACCCAAGACGGAGATATGAATCCTGGTAAAGTTCCTATTCAAGAAATAACAAGCGGAAGTGGTGGTAATAAATTAGGTGCACTAATAAACACATACAACTATTACATCCAAATGATTAGAGATGTAACAGGATTAAACGAAGCTAGAGACGGAAGTACACCGGATGCAAAAGCATTAGTAGGTGTTCAGAAGCTAGCGGCTGCAAATTCAAACGTCGCTACAAGACACATATTAGATGCTGGTTTGTTCTTGACTTCAGATTTAGCTGAAAACTTATCGCTTAGAATATCTGACATATTAGAATATTCACCTACAAAAGAAGCTTTCATTCATAAAATAGGTAATCAAAATGTAGCGGTACTAGAAGAGATGGCAGATTTATATTTACATGATTTCGCTATATTTATTGAATTACAACCTGACGAAGCAGAAAGAACTGTATTAGAGAGTAATATACAAGTAGCTTTAGGAGCGGGACTTATTGATTTAGAAGATGCTATTGACCTAAGAGAAATTAAAAGTACTAGGCTAGCAAATCAGTTATTAAAAATAAGAAGACAAGCTAAGCAAGAGAGAGATCAAGAAATGACTCAGCGTAATATAGAAGCTCAAGCTAATGCAAATGCTCAAGCTCAACAGGTAGCTGCTCAAGCAGAAGTTCAAAAGAACCAAGCTATGACACAACAAAAAGCTGAACTGTTACAATTAGAAGCTCAACTTGATTCTCAGAAAATGATTCAAGAGATTGCTGCTAAAAAAGAATTGATGCAAATGGAGTTCCAAATGAACTTACGATTAAAAGGCATGGAAACCGATTTAGCAAAAAGAAAAGAATCTTATAAAGAAGATAGAAAAGACGATAGATCTAAACAAGAAGCTTCTCAACAGAGCGAGCTAATAGATCAAAGAAAGAATGACTTACCACCAAAAAACTTCGAATCTAGCGGAAACGATACATTAGGTGGAGGTTTTAACTTAGGCTCGTTCGATCCTAGGTAATAATAATAGTAATAATTATATAATATTTTATCATGCCAGAAGAAATCCAAAGTGATGTACCCGTAGTTGATGAGACTATAGTACAAGAAAAAAAGCCTATGTCGTTCGAGGACGGCGTTATTAAGGTTGATTTATCAGAATTAAATAAACCCGTAGAAGATGCCATTCCAGAACAAGAAGCAGATGCAAGCGATGTTCCTATCGCCCAACCCGAAGACGCGACAAGTAGCGAAGAAGTGGCTGAAGAAGTACCACAAGAACAAGAGCCCGTTCCAGCTGAAGACGAATCTGTTATTGAAGAAATAACTGAACAAGAAGTTGCGGAAACAGCGGAAGATCTTGAAGAGGAAGTCGAAGAAGCTATTGAAGAGCAGATTCAATCAGGAACTCCTTTGCCAGAAAATTT